GACGGTCTTGCCAATAGCAGTCGGGTACTAAAAGCACAAATGGCTGACTTGCAAGTATCTATTGGCAAAGCATTACTGCCTGCAGTGCAAGCAGTGTTGCCAGTAATAAAAGATTTCGCTACATGGGCAGCCAACAACCCACAAACATTTACTCGAGTAGCAGGTGCAATTACTACAATCGCTACAGCAATTCTTGCAGTCAACTTTGCATTGAACGCAAGCCCATTTGTGTTATGGGCTACAGGTATTACAGCGCTTGGCGTTGCAGTGTTTGCTGCATATCAAAAATTTGAGAGTTTCAGAACAGGCGTAAACTTGGTTATTAACGCAGTCATTGGTTACATCAATGGCGCTATTTCAGCACTGTATTTGCTTTACAACGCAGTAGCAATGGTCATTAATGCAATACCAGGTTTAGACAATATTGCTACAAAAGTTGCGCCACAAATACCAACTATTGGCGGTACAGGTTCTAGCGCGGTATCTGGTGGTGGTGCTGCTCGAGAAGGTGGCACAGGTTCAATCGGTGGCGGTAGTTTGCCGAACATTGCAAGCATTCCGGCTATGTCGCCAGCGATTACCAGCGGTGGTGGTGGCGGCGGTGGTGGTGGTGGTGCGTTTACGCCAGTAGTTAGCGGTGGTGGCCCTTATTTAGGGCCTAGCAACATACCTGGCTTTACAGGTGGCAACGCTGAGCGCATTGCATCTATGACGGTAAATGTAAACGGTGGTTTGTCAACTAGTGCAGATATTGGTGAAGCAGTTGTTAATGCCTTGCGTGCCTACAATCGCAGTGCAGGCCCACTACAACTAGAAATTGCCTAATGTCTGGTGTCGCTGTTGTCGGATCTGGCAACTACTCGCTAGAGATTGACACAGGGTTTGTACAAGACGCATTCATTTTAGACTCGGTAACGGCTGGCGTATTAAACAATACGCAGTATGTTTTAGACGGCACAACTAATTTTGCAGAGGTGTTAAACGGTTGCACAAATGTATTTGTCAAACGCGGTCGGCGCGACATTGGCGACCAGTTCAGCGCTGGCAGCATGTCATTTACATTGCTAGACACAAGCGGAATTTTTAACCCATTTGATGAGCAGTCACCTTATTACGACAGCACAACACAAAAGCCAGGTCTCGCACCTATGCGCAAAATACGGCTAGCGCGATACTCGAATATCAATGTTAAAGAATATTTGTTTACTGGTTACATCGTTAATTATGACTACAACTTTGCTTTAGGCGGTATTGACACGGTCACTGTTTATTGTGCAGATGACTTTTATTTATTGGCACAAACATTTTTTGCAGAATTTAATGTCAGCGAGCAGCTTAGTAGCGCACGACTTAGCGCGGTTTTAGATTTACCTGAGGTCGCGTTCCCGATAGCGCAGCGCGACATTGCTACAGGCACACAAACTCTTGGCGGCTCTGCAGCGTACACAGTTGATGCCGGCACAAATGTGCTTGAGTATTGTTCGCGCATACAACAGGCAGAGCAAGGCAGGCTCTATATGTCTCGAGATGGCGACATTACTTTTGATGCAAGACTTGGCAACACGCTGTCAGGGTCGGTTGCAGACTTTCACGATGACGGCACAAATTTTAAGTACAACGGTGTCGGCATAACTTTCGAAGCAGATCAAGTTATTAATCGCGCGTCAGTAACTATTGCTGGCGGTAACACACCACAAGTAGCAGAAGACTTAGCCAGCCAGGGCGTGTACTTTATACAAACTGAGAGCATCACAGAATCGTTGCTACACAATGACGCTGCAGCGCTAACACTGGCAGAGTATTTGTTATCTGGCGAACCCGAGGCGCGCTATACATCGGTGCAAACTGCGTTCAACATGTTGACGGTTGCCCAACGCGACAGCCTGGCGGTAATAGATATTGGCGACACGATCACGGTAGAGAAAACTTTTGCTAGCGGTGCTGGCACTACAGAACTGGCACAAGAATTAGCAATCGAAGGTATTGAGCACAGCATAAACATAAGCAACGGCCACAGCATTGCGTTGTTCACTAGCCCTACTACGATTGTGTTTGAATTAGTACTTGATGACGCTGTGTACGGTGTCATCGCCCCATCAGACAATGTTTTAGGTTAATCTAAGGAGAATCATGACTACACGCCCAGTTTTCGTTGCCTCACAAGTGCTCACAGCAAATGAGCAGAATCAACTTGCCACAGCCATCATTGCAATTAACGCCCAGACAAGCGCAACGGTGACCGCAGTGCTTACTGACGATGGCAAACTAGTTACTATGTCAAATGCAAGCGCAAACACTTACACAATCCCACCAAATAGCAGTGTGGCGTTTGGTATTGGTACACAAATAAACATTGCTCAACTTGGTGCAGGTGCTACCACAATTGTTGCAGGCGCTGGTGTGACCTTGAATAGCGCTGGCGCTAAATTAAAACTTGACGCACAGTACGCGGTAGCAACATGTGTTAAGACCGATACAAATACTTGGTTTGTTGTCGGCAATCTTAAGGCGTAGTAATGCAGATTCTTAGCGCTGTTCACTCTGGCGGTTTGCCTGTCGGGTTTCTTTGTATCGCAGGTGGGGGCGGCGGTGGTATGGACGGGAGCGGCGGCGGCGCCGGATCGGGCGGCGCTCGATGCAGTGTCGATCAGACTGGTGGCTTAGGCACACTTGAAACAATGTTCACTGCAGTACCTGGTGTTACCTACACGATTGTTGTTGGCGCTGGTGGTGCTGGTGGAATTTACACAAGCACATTTGCAACCAGTGGCACAAACAGTTCAATAATTGGCGGTGCTGTTTCAATTACTTCAACTGGGGGTGGTGCCGGCGGTACAGCTGGCCAGTCAGACGGCCTAAACGGCGGCTCGGGCGGCGGTGCAGGCGGCGGCGGGACACCGTTTGTCGGCGGTACTCGGACAGCGTCACCAGTGCAAGGTTTTAACGGCGGTAGCAATAACGGCAGTTCGCCATTTTCAGGGGCCGGCGGCGGCGGTGCTGGCGGGGTCGGGGTAGCCGGTGGAAACAGCGGACTACAGCCAGACGGCGGTATCGGAATTCAAACAACTATTGAAGGCGTAGCAACCTATTATGCAGGTGGTGGCGGTGCAGGAAAACGCGGAAGCATCCCAGCCGCAGGTGTCGGCGGTCTTGGCGGCGGCGGAAACGGCTCAAACACTAGCGCGAACGGTGTTGCTGGCACAGCAAACACTGGGTCGGGCGGCGGCTCAGGGTCAGAGGATGCTGGCTCGAATGGTGGTGCGGGCGGTAGCGGTGTCGTAATTATTAACACAGGTCTAGTTGCAGCATCAACCACAGGTTCGCCAACAGTAGTCGGCACAACATATAAATTTACTGGTAGCGGAAGCATTACTTTTTAATGAACTACTTTGCACAAATAGTTAACAACATTGTTACTGAGGTCATTGCAGTTAACGACGACATTGTTGACGGTGCGCAATTCTGTCACGATCTGTTAGGTGGCGACTGGCAAGAAACATATATTGACACAGCAGGCAAAAACTATGCAGGCATTGGCTACACATACGATGCAGTCAATCAGAACTTTATTGCACCACAGCCATACCCATCGTGGACATTAGACAGCAACGACATTTGGCAACCACCAACGCCACAACCACCAGCACCACCAAAAACATATTGGGATGAGGCAACGCAATCATGGGTAGTTTATGACATCTAAAAAAATAAACAGATCACATCGACAGATAGGCGACCAAACAACTAAAGGCGGTTTGTTAGGCATCATGATTTATGTAATGTCGCGCAACAATGTTGACCCGGTGCTTATTGGTTTAATTGTGCCAGTCGCAGCCAGCGTGCTTGCGTGGCTGTCAACAAAAATAGGTGACCCAGATTTAGCGTGCATGTTTATACCTGACGACAAAAAGGCAGAGTGAAACCGTACACAGTTAACGCAGCGCCCATTGTAAAAGGGCCGTTGGCTGGCATGGACTATTGGATTACACGCGCAATAAAACATTCAGACAAATCGCTATGGAATAACGGCAGTTGGATGATGCGCGAAATAAAAAACAAACCAGGCACAATTAGCAATCATGCAAAAGGTTTAGCAGTTGACTTGTCGTATCGAATGATTGCCAACACTCCCGGCAAAAGTATTTATATGGGCAGGCAAAAGTCTTTACCGTACATTACAAAACTTTTAGAGAACGCGGACACGCTAGGTATAGAACTAGTGATTGACTATGCGCTTAGACGATCTTGGAAATGTGACCGCGGTAGTTGGATTGCAGGCAATTTTCAGACTGGCGACTGGTATCACATTGAGATAAATAGTGTGATGGCACATAGCGAGCAACTTGCAAAACAGGCTTGGGATAAGGTGTTTGGGCTAATACCTGCAGTAACTAAAAAACTTGTGTAAGGTGGTTACTGACCGAGAAAGTCGAGGGCATCAATGCCGACCATCATCAAAGCAATCATTGCATTTGCGTTATCTGCAATCGGAGTTGGCGTTAGCCAAATACCTGAGCCAGTAGAACCTGTTATTGAATCCGAGTTCAGCGAGCGTTACGAGGCGTTAGGCGGCTTTGGGCAGGCTATGGCTGTGATCTACCGCCATGTGCCACCAGTGACCACCACAACGCTTGTAGAGCCTGTGTATAAGCATGGGGACTG